AGTTGTTAAATTATTCATATTATTTCTCTCCTTTATTAAGCGAGTTATTAAAATGAGATGCTCATTGAGCCATCTCGGTTTGTGAAACCCCCCAGTTAAGGGGGGTTAGGGTTTAGCTATTAACTAGCTGGTACTACGAAGCAAACACCTGCATCATTACGCAATTCCTTAACACCATAAATAGTGTCGGAAGTGAATAAATCTCCAAGATATTCTTGCTTATATTGTGTCTGTGAACGCACACCAACTTGCTCTGCTAGAACTAGAGCATCTTTGTGCATTAGTATGCCAACACGCTCAGTACCTCCACCAGAACTGCCAGTACCACCACCAGAACCAACTGTATCACAGTTAGTTGAGATGAATACATCGACACCATAGATTTGACCAATCTTGCCTGTTTTAAGGGCATCGCCAGAACCAATGTATGCTTGTTCTGTGAATCGGTTAATACCTAAAAGGTCATTAGCACATACTGGTGGAACAATCAAAGAACGATTGTCCATCGGTACATCTGCATTATCAAGTACAAGTATCAATGCACGCAGACCATCATCATCTAAGTCTGCCTCATTTGTACCTGACCAAAGAGTAGTGCCAGAACCGATATAAGCAGTAGTATAACTGCCATCAGTAGTCGCACCACTTTGGAAACCCTCTCCTAAATCAATTAGGTCGGAGTCCACTTGTTTTGCCAGAGCGTAGCCAGCATCGTCAGTATAAAACTTCCTCATGCTTGCGAGTGCCTGTACCTCTGCGATATCCTCAATTAATTTTGAGTATTCGTAGTGTTTATCTAAAGATACATTTACAACACTATTAGTAGCTGCTGATAATGTAACTTGTGTGTTTGCTGCTTTAGCACTAGCTGAACCTCTTGAGGGAACTGGGATATGTATTGTATCTCCCTTCTTCCCCTTATGGTTTAGCTTAGTAACTACATTAGCAACCACTAAGTTCGACTTATATGCCCCTATAACTTCATCTGACCAGAGTTCTGGGATAAAGTTACCAGCAATAGTAGTCGTTACTTGGTTTGATCCTAAAGCCATGTTACTTCTCCTTATAAATGGATATTATTTCACCCTACCCTCCGCATAAGCCGAATGAATTTCATCAGCTAGTGAGGAATAACGGTTAGGGTCTGTTACCTGCAAGTTGATTAGATCAGCTCGCCTGTAAATTTTCTTGCCACCTACGGAATCTCCCGATGACCGAGTTTCAGAACTTGTTTTCTTTAGGTTTGATTGAATTTTAGTCTTTTCTTCAGCTTTTGCCTCTTGGGTTTTCTTAGACATTTCTGTCGAGGAATACCAATCAAAGAGTTCAATCGCCAAATCCGACCTATATTCAGTATCAGCCAAACGAAACATTTCTGTCCTCGCTGCACTATCACCGATAAATTTTTGGAAATCAGAGTCTTGAACAGTTTCTTGCCAATCTGGATATGCCTTGTCTAAGGCAGCCAAATTATGCGTCTGCATATTACCCACTCTCTCTTCCCTCGCCTTTATAACATCTGGGTGGTTTTCTATTGCTTGATTCACAGCATTAACTGGATCAGTAAAGAAGTTATCCTCCTGTGCTACAGGTTCTTCTGGTGGAGCAGCTTCCGTTGCTTTATTTTGTGCATCTACCAGACTTTGAATTAACTTGCGTTGCTCTCCGACTTCATTGGATTGCTTGCTCATTAATTTTTCAGACTGTTGATGCATTTCAATAACCTCCTGCATCGATTTACCTGCATACTTGTCTGGAATCTCGAATTCTGGTTGTTGAGTTTCTTCCCCTTGTTGAGGTTCTCCCTCTGCCAAAACTTCTTCTGTTGATTCTGGATTTTCTGTTATTGGTTCACCTGCTTGAGGTGCTACATCTACTACTATACTCATGGTTTTCTCCGCCCACTTGGGGTTATGAAGTTATATTATGTTGGATTCTCCTCTTGAGATTCTTCCAACGCTAGGTTTGTTGCTGACTGTAAACTTAGAATTAAATTTATAATCAACAACTGACCCTTGGCGTGCCAAAGGTCTTGCTCAGAGTTCATAGTGTCGATATTTCCAGCACTATTCTCTAAATTCTTAAAATCTTCTATTAAATCTCGCCATCCCTCAGTTTCCATCATGGAAAGCCTATCTTCTAGGAACTGTATATCTTCTTTTGACATTTATTTTTATTGAACTGTATTTATTACCGCTTTAGTTCCAGCCTCTCTGGCTTTTGCTAGATTTAAAATTGTTTCTGACTTCAGATGTTCTACTTCTGGAATATTCCTTGCAGTTTCTGATCGCATATTCTCGATGTCTGCAATGGTTTTCTCTACCGATGCCGCATCTTTCTGAAGTTTAAGTATCTTTTCTTGTATTTGTAATTCATTAGGTTGATCACTCATAGCCTCAGCCTGCCATTTGATTGCTTTAGCTTCTTCTTCCTTGGCTTCAGCAAGAGTTTTCTGTACATTTGCTTGAAGTTGTTGCATTTCAAGTTGTATACCCATTTGTTGCATCTCTTCTTGTTGTGGGTTTGGCTGATTGCCCTGCATTAGAGCATTAACAATCTGATCTCTGTTATGGATGCTTGAATTCTGGAATAATGCCAATAGAATAACATCGAAAGCAGGTGAATCCTGTGGTATGGTTTGTAGCATCTGTACCATTTGAGTCATTTCCAACTCTTTTGCCATGATTCCCATAGTCGAGTAAGGTATAAACTTGTAGTCTGACACAGGATATCTATCTACATCGAACTGTATCTTCCTCCACATAGCCTTATTAATAAGTGGAATGAGGAATGTATTCTGGAAATTCATTAATGTTCGTTTTTGTCGCTTAATTGCAGCACTTTGTAGCATCGACATACCACTAGCAGTTTCATTTCCTGCTTGGCCTTGGTCATTACTACCAGTACCCATCTGAATCATATTCTGAAGAGATGCGACCTGGTTGAATGTAGTTTGATCTGTTGTACCCATGTCTAAAGGCATGATTGCCTCTCTTGGAGAACCATTGGTCAGGACAGTTTTACCAGCTCGCACCTCGAACTTTACGCCCCTTGGCAATCTAGTGGCATCTGCAGCCATCATAGGTGTTGTTGTGAGTGCCAAAGAGTCAATTCTTGCTCTCATTTCAGCATCAAGGGCCTTTTGGGGGTTGTATCCTTTCTCACACACACCCCGACCCCAGAATTTATTGGGTACTATGTCATGTTGATAGGAAATAAAAGGTCTATCCCTCATCATAAAGGCATTTTCCTCTACTCTGAGGATATATTCGTCATTACACATGGTAACAACCGCCTCTACTAGTTCATCTTTCTTCTTATACTCGAAATCATCCTTATCAGCATTCTTTTTAAGGAATCTTTTGGGTACTTTACCCCAATATTCGCATATTTTGACCGAATCGGACTCATCCGCCTGTTTAATTTCGGGATCATAGCCGAATTTAACAGTATCATAGTCACCATCAAGGGGTACATCTCTATAAATGCCACTCTGGATGCCCTCTACCACATGGTATCTAGGTTTAATTACTTCGTGAGCAACCCCCAGAGCATCATTGATTGAGTTCGCTGATGGGTCAATCAAGAATTCCTTGGGGGAAATCGGCTCAACATGAACATCTATTGATGGATATTCGACTATTGTGCGTGTAGTAGCCATTGTGCCGTCAATTGGTGTTTCTGAGGGTGCTCTTTCTATGCTTTGTTTGACAACAATCTTGCCAACTCCTGTTCCATAGATCGCACCATTGAGAAAAACCTCACAAATGGCATCTTTTACGCCAGTTTTCTCTAGGTCTTCTTGTAATAAGTTACGCACATATTCAACATCGCTTGGGTCTTCATCAAGCATATCATCCTTAATATCGAACCATTTTCCTCGCCCAAATGTTGCTTCTTCTAGCTCTGCAACGCTTGATTCTACCGCTTGTTGTAGGGCAGGAGCAATAAGCCTGGATCTTTCGGTTTGTCTAGTTTTATCTTCAGCAGACCAGATACCACGCCAAAGACGATAGTATTCATCCCACATCGGGATATAGTTTATATTTCTATGTGTTCTCCAGCTTTCAAGTCTATAAGATAGCCAACTTGCTAAAGCCTGGTATTGATTTTCTTTATCCATTAATAGTCAGGGTTCATAGTTTTCTCCAAATTCCGTGCGAGTATAACAGATTATTCACTTAGATGCAAGTGATAATCATTCTCATTTAGTGATATGAGGTATTAATTTGCTCTACTTCAACCGCCCCATCACGCAACATCTTACAAATACTTAAATCAACTGCCTCTCCAAACTCCTTGTTTGGTAGTTGATCTTCTGATGTTAAATCAGTTATAATTTGACACGCTAGCACATAACGATGCATTAGTGTGTCTTGATCATTACTAAAAGCGATAAGGTCTTCCATTTCCTCTAAATCTAAATCTTCATTTAGATATTTATTAATATCCAGCGACATTGTCTAGGGGCCTCCATTCGTCTGATAATTCTATTGAGTGGGCGAAGTCCGCCACCGAAACCTGGTCTATGTAGGCTAAACTATCTAACAAATCGTCATGTGCCAAGTGGTTCGGGAAATCTAGCAATTGTGACTTAAAATCCCTCCAATCCTTATCTGGGTTAAACGAGATTTGCCCATGCTCCATTCTTCCTTGCAGCGACCAAGTAATTCTCTCTGTTTTCTTCTTGCCACCATGGCGTAACTCAATAATGGTTACCCATCGACCCTCAGTACGCATTTCATCTTCCAAATAGGGTAAGATTGCGTTTCTCAGAGAGCCAGTTTCAATTCCTACTGTAGCAGATTCAACTTTAATCGCTGAATGAAGAATCTTTTTAGCAGTTTCCTTGACATTCCACCTGCCGTGGAGGATATCCTTCACCCACCACTTATCTCTATCTATCTTCACGATCGCAATAGCTGTTTCATCCAACCTGGATCGTTTTAAATTCCGTTCTTTCTCTATCGCCTCAAATCCAGCAGGGTCGATAGCAATAACATAACTTCCCTCTTCTGGTTCTTCA